AATGTTCCTAAATCAGCCATCTTTATTCCTCCTTAAATTAGCAGGTGGTTGGTCTACTCTTTTCTTTCTCCCCACTATTTGATTCTGTGCTTGCATTATATCTTTAAATATTTGTTTCATCTCTTCAACACTCTGTTGTTTAACCTCTTTCGGTGCGCCTCCATCCCATTGTGGCATGAAGTCCGTTATTTCAGTTAACTTAACCTGCTTCTTCCCTGCACCCCATCTAATAGCAATATTTAAAATAAGTGATGCAAGTTCTGCCATTCTGAAATCATCTCTCCACTGCCCAATAGGATCCAACCTATCATAAGCTTCCCATTCTGCTAATTGTCTTGCATTTAATCCATGTCTTTTCCTTCTTATTATTGGTATTCCAAATATTTTATAAACCTCCTCTTTTCCACTAAGTAGAAAATCAGGGTGCATTATCCCTAATGCTAAACAGAGTCTGAACCAGAATTGTCGGCTTGGCCGACTTCTGAGTTTTTTATTATATTCTCCTTATCTTCTTCTGTTATTGCATTAAGCTTTTGTGCCTCATTAATAATCTTCTCAAGTTTCTTTGCACTCATACTTTTACTCAGCAACAAATAATCTCCCGGCTGAAGTAAAAGATTTCCCTTCTCATCACAAAGGGTAACTACAGCAAGTTTTGCACGGAAATCTTCCGTAGCTTGTTCATATCCTGTTATAACCCCCTTTGCATCCCTGTTCTTTTTTAACAGCGATTGTTCAAAAGTATCTCGTTCATGTCCAGTCATTTGACGGACAAAAACAAAATCTCCGTTTTCAAATTCAACCTTTACGATTGTAAGTTCTTCTTTTTCAAGTAATCTCTTACGACTTAATAATTCTCCCATGATTAGTATTTATTAATTTATTTGTAAATATAAAAATCCTTGATTAGAATCTAATTTTAATTTACTACGATGGTGCTTCAGCGGCTGTGCCTGAATTCAAAGCCACAGTACCGCTAATCTTTATGGTTACATCTGCAGTAATTTTATCATCTGTCGGAATGGTTATCGGAACTTCAGTGACCAATCCGGCAAATTCAAGTGTCGTATTCTCGGCATCAGGAAGACATATCTCATAATAATGAAGATCAGGACTTTCAAAATCATCCTTAAAAGCCTCATAAGTATCACGAGTAAAGTTCATGGATAAAGAAACAGTTCCTGCATCCCTGAACCCTGTTATAAATTCCCGATAACCCCCAGTAGAATCCAATGATGTTACATCAATAAAATCTCTGGTCATAGTCGGTCCGGTGATACTTGTAATTTCAGCGAGATCGGCCCATGCGGCCCCATTCCACCTACGAAATTGTGTGCTTACCCCGGATACAGCGCTACTTGCCATTTGTTTTACCTCCTTTTTCTATCCAGCCTTACGCTGAATGTTAAAATTAATAATAAATCTACACCTATCGTTATCATCCCAATCCAGCAGAGCTGGTCCACCAGAACAGTAGATAACTTCATATACTGCATCATTCCATGTCTCATGTGCCAGGCCATGTAATGATAAATATATACTATTTATAATTCTTAAAGCTTCATCTTGCTTTCTATTTCGCACTCGTATCTGAACACTTGGATATTCATAAGTTTGTTTATCCAATGTAAGTCTATATGGCCCACCATACGAATCAAATATTGTAGCCGTATTATCCGGTCTTGCAGGTTCCCTGTTTACAAAAAGATTGGTGGCATAAACCAATCCAAGTGCAGTATTTGCAACAAGTATGTCCTTGATATCATTCGCTGGGGAATTCATCTTATTTTAGCGTTTCTTTTTATAATTTCTAATATCTCACCCTGTTTACTTTTGATAGCATTTTCAAACCATTTTGGTCCTGCACCACGTCTTTGAAATTTTGCCCCCATCATCTCATGCACCCACATAGCATAATTTGCAGAATATCCCATAATAAGAAACGGACCTTTACTCATAGTTGATAATGCTTTTGCTTTTCCCATCATTTCTGTTAACATATTAGCATGTCCTGAAGCTAATTCACCTGCTTTAGGGCCAACAAACATTGCTGTTTGTCCTTCAGGTGTTCTGCTTTTTCCTCCACCCTTTCCAATCTTAGCACTTGCGGTCACAGTAAAAAAACTATGTCTCAAATTACCAAGATCAATAGGAACTTTAACAGCTCCTTTTTCTGTTTCATTATGTATTAAAGCAGCAGCTTTAATTAATCCTATTTGACTTGCACCCTCAATCTTACCAATCTCTTGGTTGAGCCTTGTCAAAACCTGAGTTAATCCTTTAACTCGAATTACTCTTCCTACAGGACTACCGCTGCCTACTCTACTTAATCTCATCTATATGACCATTCTGTTAAATATGCTCTCCTTACAAACTGCGTTGTTGAACCAAGTGCTGGAATCTTCTCAAATTGTTTTATTTTATAAGCATTTTCAACAACCGTTGGGTTATACCAACCACCACTACTATTTTCACTACTGTCTTCCAACGCTTCAAGATCATCCAATGTACCTAAAAATAAATAACCCTCCTCATCAACATCCTGCAAAAGATAAACGATTGCTACACATTCAATTTCTCCACCCTTTGCATCATCATCTTTCACTACCTGTATTTTCCCTTCCCACCGACAAGCTATTTCTACAGGATCATCAAAGTCAAACCCCCCAGCACCATCATTCGTTGGTCCACCCCAATATACACAAGTCTGCGTACAATTTCTCGTTAATAAAGCACCTATTCCCATCACTCAAAACTTTTGATAGCGTAAATTGATGCTGTTTTTAATGCTGACTTAGCTATAAGACCAGAAGTATCAAGTGCAAGAAGTATTTGTCCGTATGGAGTAGCATTAAATCCCACATCCCATTTACCTATATACTTTATCCTTGCCTCACCTACCTGTTCCTCAGCCCCCATACGGGAAGTAGTACTGGCTATAATATGTGCAGCATAATACTTTTGAATCTCAGTCAAAAGATCATTACCAACCACACCAGTATAGTATTCATATACTTTTGTCAGAATACGATCAACAGTAGTTAATACATTTGTGATATAAGTATTGTCAATAGTTGTATCCTGCATAATATCTTGCACCTCACTATAAGTTGCTAACACTGCCACCTTTTACCTCCTTTTCTTTTTTACGACTCGTTTCCAGCAACGGGTCTATGTAACTAAATATTTCATACCTCCATTTCAATCTAAGCCAATCCAGCATTTCATACAACTGTGAATAATCACCATAGACTAACCTCTGTGGATAAATAACTTTGCAATCCAGTCCTGCTGTAATCATTTCAACAAATCTTTTCTCATACGCATGCACCCACCAAAGCCAACCTTCCTCTTCTGTACTTGCTTTAACAGCTTTCTGTTTTTCTTCATCTTTAAAAGCCCTCATGTATCCGGTCTTTGTGCAAGACTCTATAATATCTCCGGTACGTCTGCGAACTATCACCCATTTAGCTCTTGGATAAGCATTATCCCACACTTCCCATAACAAACAAGAACGAAAACTTTTATAAAACCATTCTCCTCCTTCATATCCTTGTTTTTCAAATATTTCATCTACCGATTCTTTCCAAGTTAAGGGAATTTTTATTCTTCTTTTATCCGGTAGTGGATATTGCCCCATCTCATCAGCCCAAATGCTTGCAAGATATGGCTTTTCCAATGTTTCTTTTACTGCATCATTTTCATTTACACCTTTAAAACCTGACATCTCTCCACCAAAAGCACCACAACGATGTATTACCCCTGCAATCATTGATGCTCCAGAGCGGGGAATCCCTGTGATTAATATGGGTGATTTGTCAATCATGCCCTATAACGTTTGCGTACCATTTCCCGTTCATTTATCTTAGCACTTCTTGAAACCACTCGCACCTTTTGCATCGGATGCCTTCGATAATGTGCCAACACCGTTGGACAATACCCTAATTTTAATCCGGCTTTCAAGCACCGAAGACTAAATTCATACTCCTCTGCTGTATTCAGTGTCTCATCAAATCCTCCAAGTTTCTCAAATACTTTCCTCTTGTACATTAATGTAGCACTGTGAATAAAATTCTTTTCCAACATATCTATTAAAGTTGGATGCGTCTTTGTTGGTCGTTTAATCCATTTATCAGGCCGGTATGAATAAAATTCCTCAGCACATCCATGAATAAAATCAGCCTCTGTTTCCTTAAATGTTTGCAGTGAATCCTCAATACAATTCACCGATAACATATCATCTTCGTGCAAATAACGAATATACTTTCCTTTTGCTTTAGGTAACATTTTATTAAAATTAGCTGGCCAATTTCCATCACCCTCACCAAGTAATAATTGTACACCTGTAGGAACACTATTAATAGCATCCTGGAGCCAACCCCTGTCCTCTTTATAGGGAATAATCACAGTAACCATCCTATGAAAAAACTCTCTTTGATTTACATAATTACTAACCCACAACAAACCTTCAACCTGTGATATACGAGGCTTCCCATGAAAACAGATAATGTCAGCTCCGTGGGGGATGCTATTTAAAAGAACTCTATTTTTCGGTTTAAAATCATATATTGTATCTGTAAGTTCTTGCCAAAATAAATCAGGTGTTACTACACTTTGCAAATACCTATCCATCCTTGAGCCTTTTGCACCCTTAAATGATCGCCAAACTTTACTTATTTTCTCTGAATTTGCAGGAAACCATACAAGACCAGTAGCAAGATGCCGTTTTTGCCAGAAATCCTCAAGTGTAATAAACTTACTCTCATCAGGTATGGTAGATATTATATTCTCAAGAGAATTGATTACAGCAGTATCTAAATCAATATAAAGATAAGGTCTGTATTGCTCCATCTCTGGAGAATATAGTTCCATTCGTGCCCATGTACCAGGTAATTCAGTCTCAAGAGGTATTACTTCCAATCCATCAACATCATAATGTGCTGAAGCCTGATCCCATAAACAAATAATACGTGGCGGTGTAAATGATTTCCATTTGCCGTTTATATGTCTTGAAATGAGCAAAACATCCTCAATC